GGCATTGCGGTTCCATATATTAATGACAAGGGCGAAACAACAACAGAATTTAAGGTTATATCAAATGATCCTCCAATTTTTGGTTACGGAGACGTAATGTTAAATTTAGAGGGAGAAGAAGTTGTTGGTGAAATTAAGACAATGATGAGTGAAGCATTTGAGTATAGAAAGAAAACTAATAAACCAAAGGCTGGACACTTAATTCAGTTATTGATTTATATGAAAATTCTTGGCAGACCAAAGGGTGCACTTATTTATGAAAATAAAAACAACCATGAACTATTAGTAATTCCAGTAGAAGTAAATGATAACTATCGTAAATGGGTAGAAGGTGCATTTACTTGGATGCGTGAAGTTCGCAAGGCTTGGACTGATCAAACACTTCCAACCAAAAACTATCGTGGAAACTCTAAGATTTGTAAAACTTGTCCAGTAAAAGCAGCCTGTGCAGATGCTGGAGAAGGAGTAATTAAGATTGCTTCTCTGGAGGAACTGAGTGAAACTATGTAGTCGGTGTGATAATCATTTCACACCAAAAGTCTCTTATCAAATTTACTGCAGTGAATTGTGCAGAGATGAGGCTACAAAAGAAAAAATAGCAGAGCGCTATCAAGTAACTCGTAGACAAAAAAGAATAGGTAAAGTAAGAAAATGCTTGGGTGGTTGTGGTGTTGATCTTTCAATCTACAACGACTCAGGCTTTTGCTCAAACTGTAATGTAAGTAAAAAAGCAGTAGACAAAATGTTAAAAGAATTGAAAGGTTTTATAGAGTATGAACAAGACTAAGTGGGGAGGACCAGTGCAACCTAATAATATCTGTGCTATTGATGCCAGCACTAACAGTCTTGCTTTTGCTTTTTATTCTTTTAAAAGTCTTGGAGTTATTGGAAAAATTAATTTTGAAGGAAATAATATATACGAAAAAGTAGCAGATGCTTGCAAAAAAACAAAAGGATTATTTGATCAATTCAATATGGTTGATGCAATTGTTATTGAGCACACAGTTTTTATGAATAGCCCTAAGACTGCTGCAGATCTTGCCCTTGTACAAGGTGGACTACTAGGTGCTGCTGGAATGTCTGGAATTGATACCTTTGGAAAAGTTTCTCCAATTACATGGCAAAACTATATAGGTAATAAGAAAATATCAAAAGACGAACAGTTGTTTATTCGTTCACAGCATCCTGGAAAATCTGTTTCTTGGTATAAAACTTATGAGCGTAATCTTCGCAAAGAAAGAACAATAAAATTTATTAATACAATTTATGATAAAACTATTACTGATAATGATGTGGCAGATGCCTGCGGTATTGGTCATTGGGCTATCAATAACTGGGAAAAGGCTATATCATGAGTCATTCATTTAATTTAAAGTCAGAGGTAATGCTTGAGCATTTGATTCTTCAGGGGGCAGTAGAGATCAGCGGCATTGACAAAAATACTGGAGAAATGATATACTCTATAACAGATAAACTTAAAGAGGTTAACCCAGAGATGTACAATTATATGGAACAAGATTTCAGAGAACGTATGTTTGAAATGATTGATCAAGGCCCCACTATCATGCAGTGGAAGTTGGTTGTGTGATGGCTAGTAAACTTTACACAAATGAGGTTTGGCTAAAGAAAAGGTTTGTTATTGATAAAAAAACACCTCAAGATATTGCCAAAGAGTGTGGAGCAAGCGTAGAAACTATTTATGTTTATCTAGCAAAATTCGGACTAAGGAAGTCAAAACGATGAATAAATTACAAAAGGTTATTATTGGACTAGGAGTTGCTGGAGCAGTTGGCATTACGTATGTTGTAACAGCATTAAAGGGCATGCCAGAAGCATTTGATTGGGAAGATGACGATGAGTAATAACTTAAACATAACCGTTGATCAGGTCAATCATCCACTTCACTATACATCAGATCCATCTGGGGTAGAGTGCATTCAGATTACTCGTCATAGAAATTTTAACATTGGTAATGCTTTTAAGTATTTATGGAGAGCAGGCCTTAAAGATGAGCAGAAAACTATTCAGGATTTAGAAAAAGCAATTTTTTATATTAAGGATGAGATTAATAGACTAGAGGGAAAGTATGTCAACTGAAGAAGATCTAGTTAAACATCTTGACCAAGTAAATCAAGTTGTTGCCGAATATTTAAAGGGCTCAGACCCAACTAAAATTTCAAAGGAATTAACAATTCCAAGAACTCGTGTTGTTGAATTAATCAATGAGTGGAAGGTTATGGCTTCTGCCAATGATGCTATTCGTGCTCGTGCTAAAGAAGCACTTGCAGCAATGGATGCACACTATGGAAAACTAATTACAAAGTCATATGAAGTTATTGATGAAGCAACAATGACAAATAATCTTAGTGCAAAGACTCAGGCTATTAAACTTGTTGTTGATATTGAAAAAGCAAGAATTGACATGTTGCAAAAGGCTGGCCTTCTTGAGAACAAAGAACTTGCAGAAGAAATGGTTGAGATTGAAAAGAGGCAAGAGACTCTTGTTGGAATTCTAAGAGACATTGCATCTTCTCACCCAGAAATTCGTGACCTAATCATGCACAGGCTTTCTGCTGTTGCTAAAGATGGGGAAGTGATTACAGTTGTCCACAATGTTCAATGATTTTCTTGAAGCATTAAAAAATAATAACTTTGAAGAAATTCCTGTAGATGCTAAAACATTTGTTGAGGGAGAGTCTTATCTAAATCAACCACCGCTATCAGATATTCAGTATGACATTGTTGAGGCAATGAGCCAAATTTATCGTGAAGAAGATCTTGTTGATTTATTGGGGGCAGAAGAAGGCCATCGCTACTATAAAAAATACACAAAGAATGAAGTAATCCTGCAACTTGGCAAGGGATCTGGAAAAGACTTTACATCTACAGTAGCATGTGCATACATAGTATATAAACTATTATGCTTAAAGGATCCAGCAAGATACTTTGGCAAGCCTGCGGGAGATGCCATAGATATTATTAACGTTGCTATTAACGCTCAACAGGCTAAAAACGTTTTCTTTAAAGGCTTTAAGACTAAAATTGAAAAGTCTGAGTGGTTTGCAGGAAAGTATAATGCTAAGGCTGAAAGTATTGAGTTTGACAAAGCAATTACAGTTTACTCTGGTCACTCAGAACGTGAATCACATGAGGGTTTGAACCTTATACTTGCAGTGCTTGATGAAATTTCAGGGTTTGCAACTGAGGTAGGCACAGGCAATGACCAAGGTAAAACTGCTGATAATATCTATAAGGCTTTTCGTGCATCAGTAGATTCTCGTTTTCCTGACTTAGGTAAGGTTGCACTACTTTCATTTCCTCGTTTTCCTGGAGACTTTATTTCTCAAAAGTATGAAGACGCAATTATGGAAAAAGAAACAATAACATATAGCCATAGATTTATTATGAATCCAGATTTTCCAGATAACCTAGAAGGAAACTATCTTGACATTGGCTGGGATGAAGATCAAATCATTGCTTATAAGTATCCTGGTGTTTTTGCATTAAAAAGACCAACATGGGTTGTAAATCCAACAAGAAAGATTGATGACTTTAAGTTGGCATTTTTTACAGACATGGGTGATGCTATGCAGCGCTTTGCCTGTGTCCCAACTTTTGCTTCTGATGCTTTCTTTAAGCAAAAGGATAAACTTGAAAAATGCATGACATTAAGAAACCCAATTGATAATAATAAAAGATTTGATGAGTCATTTATACCAGATCCAGATAAAATTTATTATGTTCATGCTGACCTTGCACAAAAACACGATAAGTGTGCAGTGGCTATTTCCCATGTTGATAAATGGGTTAATCTCCAGGTTGTTAAAGACTATGAACAGGTTGCACCAATTATTATTGTTGACGCAGTGGTTTGGTGGGAACCAAAGGTTGAGGGTCCAGTAAACCTTTCAGAGGTTAAACAATGGATTCAGAACCTTCGTAGACAAGGATTTAATCTTGGCATGGTTACATTTGACCGTTGGCAATCATTTGATATTCAACAAGAGTTACAGGCGGTAGGAATAAGAACTGATACTGTTTCTGTTGGTAAAAAACATTATGAAGATTTAGCGATGATGGTTTATGAAGAGCGAATTGCTATGCCACACATTCCATTACTGCTTGAAGAAATGTCAGAACTTAAAATTATTAATGATAAAAAAGTAGACCACCCTCGTAAAAAGTCAAAAGACTTATCGGACGCAGTTACTGGGGCAGTTTTTGGAGCACTATCTCATACTCCAAAGAATACTAATATAGAGATTGATATTCATACGTGGTCACGCTCAGCACAACGACTTGCAGAGAATGAACAACGTATGGTAGAATTGGATAACAAGAAAATGCCTGAAGAAATTCGGGACTATCTTGGGAATTTCAATTTATTATAAAATACTAACAAGGAGAAAAATGAATTCATTTAAGAAAATTGCCCTAGGACTCGCTGCAGCAATGTCCTTTGGCGTTATGTCAGCACTTCCGACAAGTGCTGCTGTAATTGCACCAGCCTTGACAATTGATTCTGCTACAGACTCAATTCTCGTGGGTGAGACTGCAACAGCAGTAGTTTCATTGTCATATATTTCAGAAACAGCAGCAGACACAGCAACGGTGCTTTCTGCTATGTTTTCACAGCCAGCAACGGCTAACAAGGCTGCAACACTTACTTTGCTTGAAACAAATACAGCAACAGTAGCAATTGCATCAGATAGTTTGACTGCAAACGTTAACTCAACAGTTAATACAGCAGGATACGTAACAGCAAAGTTTACAGTTACTTTGGCAGCGCCAACAGTTGCTGGAACATATGTTGCAACAATTCTTACAACACGTCCAT